GACAAACTTCGCGAGTCTGGTGCAACAAATATGTTTGGTGCTGCTCCTTATGTCTCTGATGCCTTTGGTGTCAGCAGGAATGAGGCTAAAGATCTTGTGAAGAATTGGATGCAAACTTTTGCTGAGAGGCACAAGCAATAATTATGGGTCTTGATATGTATTTGAATGCGAAGCGGTATCTTTCGGATTACAACGAAGCCGACCTCGCAAAGAAGAGAGAGATGATGAATCTCTTTCCCGAGTTGGCTGTTTACCTGACACAGGAAAACGGTCATCCTATTAAAGAGATTACTGCTAGTGTTGGCTATTGGCGAAAGGCAAATGCAATCCATGGTTGGTTTGTGCAAGAAGTGCAAGAAGGCGAAGATGATTGCAAAGAATATTATGTCAGCAGAGAAAAACTTGAGGAGTTGAAGAATCTCTGCGAACAGGTCTTGGCGAATCGTTCTCTTGCTGCAGAACTCTTGCCGTCGACCAGTGGGTTCTTTTTTGGAGGCACTGAGTATGATGATTGGTATTTCAACGACCTTGAGTTGACTGTTGAAATTGTCAACGATACACTTTTGCTTTCTGAGAAGGATTGGAATTTTTACTATCAGTCTAGTTGGTAAGCAATAGTTTACTTTTGGCTCTTGTTGGTATATAATAAGAGTCATGTTACAGGATAAGCCCCGCTCTTGTAACATTATTGAAGGGGTTTTTGTGAAGGTATATTTTATGTCTAATGCTCTTGATTCGTTTGTTACTTATCTTGCCGATGGCAACACTGTCACCTCGCGCCAAATTCGCGCCATGTTCAAGGTTGACAATGCTGCTGATCTTGCTTATCGTGCACGCAATGAGGGTATCTCTGTATACACCAATCGCGTCACGAATTCGCGTGGTGAAAAGGTTTTTGCCTATCGCCTCGGCAATCCTTCGGCTCAGTTCGAGAAGTATCTCGAACAGGGTAAGATTGCTCGCGCTCGCAAGACGCTCTATCGTGATGCTATCAACGTCTCGATGACTGCCTAATCTGGCAATTCTAAAAATGTGATAACATTCTGTGGGGGTGCAATGCCCCCACAGTTTCATTTGGTTTTCTGAAATGCTGAGTTTGTTTTTTAAATTCTTTGCATATATAATGTCATGAGAGGAGAAAATATCATGACCAAAATCATTGTGGCAAAAACAAAGTATGATTGTGAGCATCTGCTTGGACAATTTCTTGATGAATCACATTATGATGTTTTAATCGACGAAGACACAGATTGCTATCTTCATAATGAAGATGAAAGCAGCATTGCATTTAAGTTTCGTAAAAACTTCTTCTCCAAGGAAGAACAAGAGGCTGCTTATACTGGCTTGCGTGAAGCAGCCACACCAACTCAGAATCGTGGTCTTGCTGCAGGACCAAAGGGTGAGAAGTGCGGTGGTCGTGAGTGGGTGACAGAATTTCAGATGCAAGTGTTTGATCTCTTCCAGAAGGAAGCAGAAAATACTGCAATCAAAATTAATGTTAAAGAAGAAATTGATAGACTTCGCGAACTTTATCAAAATAAAGAATCAACACGCGGTCTTGTTTGGTTGTCTGCTCTTGTTAAACAAGATGACTTTAGTTTTGAAAACTGGTTAGAGAATGTCAGCAATCTTTCTGTCACAGAGCGAAAGAAAGAAGCACACAAAGTCGAAAACAAATATATTTCTGACACCACATATGCCAATCAGGTGAATTCTGGTATTGCTGGATGGTTTGATCGTTATCCTCGAATTCCATACGGTCGAGCAACTGCATACACACAACATTCGTTCGACAAATTTAAAATGTCATTTCCATTTCTGCAAACACTTGATCGTGGTTTCGCTGAGTTGCTTCCAACTCGTCATGCCGCTCAACGCGAAGCAGCAGATAAAATTGATTCAGCATTTCTGGTTCCACAAACTGTATTTACTACAATCACAGTGAACAAGACTTTCAGAACAGCAGCACATCGTGATGCTGGCGACTTTACAAATGGTTTGAGTAATCTTCTGGTTCTATCAAATAATGGTAATTATTCAGGTGGATATTTGATTCTTCCAGAAGTTCGTGTTGCTGTGAATGTACGTCCAGGTGACTTGTTGTTGGTTAATAATCATGAGTACATTCACGGCAATACACCCATTGTAGTTAATGATGAAGTTGCAGAACGCATCAGTCTTGTCTGTTACTTGCGTGAGAAGATGCTAGAACTTGGAAGTAAAGAATATGAAGATCATCGATTTAATTATGTTGAGTCACGTCGAAAGAACCCAGAACACCCACTTCAACGACGTCTTTGGAATGGTATTTCCGAAGGAATGTGGGACGAACAAGAATGGTATGACTATCTGGAGAGAATTGGTGGAAGGGCGATGGTTGAAAAGTATCATCCAAAAGCATACGAAAAGATCTCAACTCTAGAAGATTTGTTCGCTTAATATGTGTGCAGTGATTGGTGCTTACATCGAGAATCCAAGTTCTCTTGATTTGATCATGCTTGAGAATGTTTTCCGCGAGTCGAGTATTCGCGGATTGCACGCAACTGGTGTGTCGTGGGTCAAGGGTGGTCAAATTGATAGTCGCATTGACGCTGTTCCAGCAACCAAGTTTCTAGATTCATTTGATTTGCAATCATGCGTCAATGAAGACGGCAATCTATATCTAATTGGTCATTGTCGTTATTCAACCTCTGATCTTGCTTACAATCAGCCACTGTGGAATGAAAATGTTTCTATTGTTCACAATGGCGTTGTGAGTCAAGAGATGCCAGAGAACTGGGAACGACTTTATGGATACAAATGCAAAACTCGTAATGATTCTGAATTAATTGTTCATACACTCCAAGCAAATAAATCTCCACTTGAAGAGTTTCCTAATTCCTCAATGGCTGTAATTGAACTGTATAAAGAAAAGAAGTTGCGTTTCTATCGCAACGGAAAGCGTCCAATTTACTTTACTTCTTTGCGCAATGGCGTTATAATTACTTCTACGAAAGATATTGCAAAGCGTTCTGATTTGTTTGAATCCCATGAGATTCCAATGAATCAATACGTCACAATTGCAAAGGGTATCTTTCATATGAAAACCATCTTGATTGATAACGCAAAGGATCTTCAACAGTGAAGTTTGCGACTAAAGAACAAGTAGAAGATTTGATAAGAACTTCGCCAGAAGGAAAGAACACGAAGTTTCTTTCTGCATCTCATAGCCTCTGGTTTCGATTTAAGAACTACGATAAATCTCCGCCAATGATTCTTGAGGACAATGGTGAGATTGTCTCGCTTATTTTTGCAACATTCAATCGAGATAGGTACACTAACCTCTATGAGATCGTAACGGCGGAAGGATGCGAGGGTAAAGGATACGCATCGCAGATCTGGGATCAATATGTAGATTATGCTGTCAATGTGCAGATGATGAAGCGATTAAAAATCTCTTGCACTCCAAGTTCTGTTACATGGCATATGAAAAATGGTCTTGTATTTTGGGCAGTTGATCCTACTGGATCATTACGCTCTGATCAACCTCTGTTCAAGAATCGTGAAGAGCAATTGATCTTTCGGAAACTCGCAGTAGACGATCCCTCAATTGCGTTGCCGACTGATTCGAAAGTGTTACTACAACTGCAAAATGAATCTCTGGAATCCCATAAGTTCGGATCGAAAAAGAAAGCCACGACTGAAGATGCAATTAATAAAGTTGGCAAATACTGGTTGCGTGATGCGTTATTTCATCAAGTTGATTTGTTTGCATGAATTTAGAAAGACGTGAACAATTTATAAGATGGTATGCATGGTCCATGAAATATGGCGATTGCGATCCAGCCGTATGGTGCACAAACTATCTACACCAGCGATACGAGCATAATGATGAAGAGCGTCTGTGGTTTGCATGGTTGTATGGTAACACCTATCAACTACCAACTGCATGGGTTCTAAAAAATGAATTCCCTGACTATGAACTCGCCACTGTGGATCGCATCACTTGGTGGAATTCAACAAACTATAAACGACTCAGATACCAAACAGATACAAAGTGGAACAAAGGTCACTTGCCAGCCATGTTCGAATCTTATCAAAAATTTATTGGCAAAAAAACTCAACGTGAAGTGCTGGAGAATTATTATGGAGACAACGAACAACGGACTTTCGACAACCTTTGGAATAATCTTAAAAACTCTCTTCACAAATTTGGTCGCTATTCCACTTGGTTTTATATGCAGCATCTCGCTCATACTGCTGGCATTAACTGCATACCTACTTCTCTCATGCTTTCTGATTATTCTGGCTCTCGCTCACATCGTAATGGCTTGCATCTTGCCCTCGGCGAAGATGACAAGTACGATACAAGACTTACTGCTGCAGAATGCGATGACCTTGAAAGTAAAGCGAAAGACATTCTCGAAGAAACAAGAGGAAGATTCCCTAGTTTGAAAAATCAGATTGATTTCTTCACGATGGAAACTTGCCTTTGTTCGTTCAAGAAAATCTTTCGTGAACACCATGGACGTTATCTTGGATATTATCTCGATCGCCAGTCTGAAGAAATCATGCAAGCAGAACAAGATGGTTGGGCTGGCATTGAATGGAATGTCTTATGGCAAGCACGCAATGAGACACTAGATGAAAGACTTGCTCCTAGAAGTAAAATCAACAAAGAAAAGTTTACTTTCTTTTTGAGAACAGGTAGAATAGAAAAACTAGATTGGATGTTTGATGATGAGGAAGTCCCGAAACAAGGATTGGAGGCTATATGGTGAGAGTGATTGCGATGGGTGGTGAGCCAGCAACTGGCAAGACTACTCTGATGTTCAAGTTGATTTCGATGGCTGATGATTGGAAGATCTGTAAGCCACAGAAACTTCTTGATGCCATGTATTCAGAAAAATTAAATCTGTATATTCTTGGCAAGTATGCAAATGATGGTAATGTGTTTCAGGGAACAGATCGTTTGTCAATGGCTGTACAACCAGACGCTGAGAAGTTCTTCATGGAATTAGATTATGAAAATGCGAATGTGAACGTGATCTTCGAAGGCGATCGTTTGTTTAACGCTAAACTTTTAGATAAACTTTCGGAATCGTTTCCGAATGATTTTAAAGTTCTTGTTCTAACTGCGTCACATGATACCAAAGAACAGCGTCATGTGGATCGCAAGGATGATCAAGACGATAAATTTAAGAATTCTCGTGCGACAAAAATCTCGAATATAATGGGTTCGTTGACACTCATGGACTATATAGAGACAATGGTCAACGAAAATCTCGATGATCAGTCTAAGATTATTGATGTTATTAGAAAATTTTACAACTGGAGTGAATAATTATGCAGTTAGAAGTATCTGTTGAACAGTTGCGCAAAAATAAACTATTTGTTGCAACACCCATGTATGGCGGTTCTGCCCATGGCATGTATGTTAAATCCTGTCTTGACCTCCAATCCGTTTGTTCACAATATGGTATTGAAGTTCGATTCTCATTCATCTTTAATGAGTCTCTGATCACTCGCGCTCGTAACTATCTTGTTGACGAATTCTTGCGCGCAGAAGGATTCACTCATTTGCTCTTTATCGATGCTGACATTCACTTTGATCCGCGAGATGTCGTCGCACTTCTTGCTTTGAATAAAGAAGTTGTTGGTGGTCCATATCCAAAGAAATCGATCAAGTGGGGAGCAATCAAGGAAGGCGTGAAGAAGCACCCAAACATTGAACCAAGTGATATGGAGAAATTGGCTGGAGATTTTGTCTTCAATCCAGTTCCTGGCACCGAGAAGTTCTCTGTTGCTGAACCAATTGAAGTCCTTGAAATCGGTACTGGCTTCATGATGGTCAAGCGTGAAGTGTTTGATAAGTTTAAAGAACAATATCCACAACTTCGTTATCGCCCAGATCATGTCGGTCAGGCAAACTTCGATGGCTCGCGTTATATCCATGCTTACTTCGATACAGTTATCGACAGCAAGGAAAATGGCGGCAAGGGTTCCGATCGTTACTTGTCTGAAGACTACATGTTCTGCCAGTGGTGGCGTAACATGGGCGGCAGCATCTGGTTGTGCCCATGGATGAAGACGCATCACATCGGAACCTATGCATTCACTGGTGATATGCCAGCCGTTGCAAACTTTGTTGGCTCTCTCTGATAAAGAGATTTTGTTATGATTGTAGGTTTGATTGGCTTTATTGGAGCAGGTAAAGGCACAGTTGCAGATCTCTTGGTCGATCGTCATGATTTCGAAAAAGAAAGTTTTGCAAATAGCGTCAAAGACGCCTGTGCCACAATCTTTGGTTGGAATCGCTCCATGCTTGAGGGTGACACTTTAGAATCCAGAGCATGGCGCGAACAAAAAGATGAGTGGTGGTCTGAAAAACTCGGCAAAGAATTTTCACCAAGATTAGCACTCCAGCTAATGGGCACAGAGGCAGGTCGTGATGTATTTCACCCTGACCTCTGGGTTCATACAACAATGCGTCGATGTGAGAATAATCCTTGGCACAATCACGTGATTGCTGATGTTCGTTTTCCAAACGAGATTAATGCAATCGTAAAGTCTGGTGGTAAGGTTGTTCGTGTTCGTCGTGGTGAAGATCCAGAATGGTTTGCGCTTGCTCGCGAGTGCAATATC